TCAGCCCCAAGATGCGGGTCGGCCCGGCCATCCTGGCCGCCGCCGCCCTGATCGAGGACCTGCTGGCCGAACTGACCGAGGGCGCCAACCCGCTCCTGGTACAGATCGCCCACATGATCGTGCGCCGTGACGACGCCGGCAGCATCGCCCCCTCGCGCCTGCTGGAGTTCATCCGCTTCGATCTACCGGACGCCCGCTGGCAGCGCGCCCAGGCCGCGGCGCGCGATGCCCTGGAGTCCGACGGCAACGCCATTTACTTCCGCGCCTACACGCGCCCGGATGCCTGCTCGCCCTGGGGGCAGATCCCGCTCGACTTCAGCCGCTTCGGGCCGGCGCCGGCGGAGGCCGCATGACTCACCCCGTCATCACCGCCACCCCACGCGATACCAACGTCGTCCCGCATCCGGCCGAGAGCTTTTGGCAGCGCGGCGACTATGTCCCGCCCCCGGCCTTGCGCACCCCCCCCGGCCAGGAGCGCCGGCCGCTGGCACGGGCGGACCTGAAGCCCCAGCCGCCGGAGCGGGACCTGGCCGCGGGCGCCGCGCAGGCCCCCGGGGTCCGCAGCGGGCTGACTGCCCAGGCGCTGCTGCTGGAAGCCCCCCTGGCCAAGCAGGCCGCGGCGCAGCCTCCCGGCGCCAAGTACGTCAAGCGCCAGGCGCGGATCGCCGCGCAGATCGCGGCCCGCCACGCCCGCATCGACGCCAACGGCTACGGCGCCGGCTTGTGGGCCTGGGTCACGGCGCAGCCGGGACCGGTCGACTACGCCGCTGCGATGGCCGCCGTGCCGGGCGGGCAGGCAGCCACCTATCTCGCCCGCTGGGCGCGTCAGGGCCGGCTGCGGGTGCGGCGCTGCCCACCGCCGGGGGGCGGGCGGGTGCGCAATGAGTGGATGCCGGCGGGGCGGGAGTGGCCGCTGGAGCCGGGGCATCCTGCCCCGGCGGGAGGGCTCTGATGGCCTTCTGCAAACACTGTGGCGCGAGCTTCGTTCCGCGGTTTCCCCTGGCTGCTGTCGCAACCGAGAGTGGAGCCGGGGCAGGATGCCCCGGCTCCGGAGGCGCGCAATGAAGCCTGGTCCCGACCTGCGCAAACGCGAACTGACCCTGATCCACATCGCCGCCACCCACCTCGACCTCGACGACGCGGTCTATCGGGCGATGGTCAGCCGTATCTCTGGCGGGCGGACCCGCAGTGCTGCGGACCTCGACGCCATGGAGCGCGACAGCCTGCTGATGGAGTTCCGCCGGGCCGGGTGGGTGCCGACGACGCCCAAGCGGGCCGGGCGCGGGCCGGGCAAGCCGGCGCTCGACCGGCGGGGGATGCTGGCCAAGGTCGGCGCGCTGCTGGCCGACCAGCAGTTGCCGTGGGCCTATGCCGAGGCCATCCTGCGGCGGCAGCGGGGCATCAAGGATGCGGGCGTGGCCTGCCCCATCGCGCAGACCACGGACGTGGAACTGCGCGGGGTGATTGCCGCGCTGGATCGGCGCGGCAAGCGTTCCGCCACGCCGGGGCGGGACGCCCCGGCTCCCATCACCACTTGACCGGAGTCCACCATGGCCAGCCACCGCGATCGTCCCTTGTTCGACCTGGCGCCGGGGCCGGCCCCGCGGCCGCGCGGGGTGCCGGCCCCGCCGCCGCCGCGGCTGCACCGCAGTGTGGAGCGGCTGTTGGGGGACTTGGCGACGCTGCACGACCTGACGGGGCGCTGGCCGGAGACGCTGCGCTTTCTGGTGGACGCGGCGGAGGCGGCGCTGCGCGGGGCCCCGGACGCGGACCCGCGGGCGCAGGCGCAGCGGGTGGTGGCGGCGATTGCGGCCTATGTGGGGGGCGGCAAGCTGCATCTGCCGCCGGTGACGATGGTGGAACGGGCGCTGCGCGATGCGCGGATTTGGCGCGATCATCAGGCGCGGCCGCGGGGGGTCGGGCATCTGGCGGCGAAGTATGGCCTTAGCGAGAACCAGATCTACGTGATTCTGCGGATTCAGGCGGAGCTGCACCGGCGGCCGTTGCCGGCGCCGCGGATGGGGGGGCGATGAACGCGGCCGTCCTGATCGAGGTGCTACGCGCCGAGCGGCGGGCGGCGCTGGACCTGCTGCCGGACTGCCCCGTCGGCTCGACGGCCTATTTCTGGTGTCAGGGGCGGATCGGGACGGCGGAACTGGCCTTGTTGCGGGGTGGGTACCCGCTGGAGTCGTCAGCGGATTTCGACAACGACAACGACAACGACAACGACAAACAATGATGATGCGGATCGCGCTGATATTGCTCTGCGCGAACCCGTCCGAAGAGGCGTCCGGATGGGCCTATCTGCGCCGCGAGAGGTACGGGGACGACCGCCGCGCCTGAGCGCGCGGCACGCCGGGGCCGGGAGGCCCCGGCTCCACATAATCTGCCGGGGCCGGGGGGCCCCGGCTCCACATAATCCGGAGCGGTCCAAGCCGCTGTCGGAGCGGCCCATCCTAGGGCCATGCACACTCGTCGCCCCCTTCCGCCCGCCGCCCTGGCCTTGATCCGCCGGTTCGAGGGCTGCCGTCTCACGGCGTACCGCTGCCCGGCCGGGATTCTGACCATCGGGTATGGCCACACCGGCACGGTCGACGGGCGCCCGATTACGCCCAAGCTCAAGATCTCCCAGCCGCTGGCCGAGGCCCTCCTGGTGGCCGATGCCGGGTCGGTGGCGGCCAGTATTCTGGACGCCTGCCCGGTCACGCTGACCGATGGGCAGTTCGGCGCCTTGGTCAGCTTCGGGTTCAACCTCGGCTTCCCCGCGCTGCACAAATCCACCCTTTGGCGCTACGTCATCACTGAGCGCTGGGCGGATGCGGCCCGTGAGTTCGGGCGCTGGACCAAGGCCGGGCAGCCGCTGAAGGTCCTGCCCGGGCTGGTGGCGCGCCGGGCGGCGGAGCGGGCGCTGTTTCTAAGTATGAAGGCTGAAGGCTGAAGGCTGAAGGATGAACATGCCCAGCCTTCATCCTTCCTCCTTCATTCTTATCCCCGTGGAGTCCTCGCGATGACTGATCCTGTTCCCGTTCCCACTGACAGCCTGCGTGCCGCCGCCCTGCACGCCGCGACGACGGCGCAGCTCGCGAGCGGGCTGAGCGAGGCCGAAATCTATGAGCGGTTGACCGCGCACCTGATCGCGGCCGAGGCGCCGGACGCCCAGGAGCCGAAGCCGTGGTGGCGCTCCACCACGATCGTGGGGGCGCTGACGGTGCTGGTGTCCCAAGGCGCGGCGCTGGCCGGGTACAGCCTGGATGCCGGGGCGCTGCTGGAACTGGGCACCAATCTGGTGGGCCTGATCGGCGGCGCGCTGGCGCTGTGGGGGCGGCTGCGGGCGACGGCGCCGATCGCGCGGCGGGCTGGGTAAGGCATGGATACCGACTGGTTCCGCATCGGCTCGGACTGGCTGCAACTGGCGGTGGCCGGGGCCTGCGGGGGCGTGATCGCGCTGTGGACCTCGCTGGGGCGGCGCGACCGGGCCTTGATGCTGCGTCAGGACGCCGCGGCGCTGGATGTGCACACGCTGGAGCAGCGCATTGCGCGCCTGGAGGCGACCGGGGCGACCCCGGCGCAGTGCGCCGCGCATGTGGCGCGCATCGTGGCGCTGGAGGAGGCGCGGCGCCTGGGCGTGACCCATGAGGACATGAAGCACGCGCACATTCGGATGGATGCCTTTGAGGGCAAGATCGGGCACATGACCGGGCTCCTGGAGGGCATCGGGACCGCGGTGAACCGCATCCATCAACACCTGCTGGAGTATGGCCCGCGGGCCGGAGAACGCCCATGAGCAGCCCCCCTGATTACCGCGAGGCGGTCCGTGAAGATGAGCGCCTGGCGATCCTCAACGCCCTGGCCGAGGCGCCCGACTACACGGTGCATGAGCATCTGCTGCGCGCCCACCTCCTGGAGCAGGCCGGCAACCGGCTGAGCGCGGCGCAACTGCGCGGGCACCTGGCGTGGCTGGAGGAAGCCGGGCTGGTGCTGCTGGGTGGGGGGGCGACGATCATGGTGCCGACGCTGACGCTGCGCGGGGCCGATGTGGCCGGCGGGCTGGAACGCTACCCGGGCGTGGCCCGGCCGCGGCCGGTGTGAGTGAGGGGTGAGGGGTGAAGAGTGAGGGGTGAAGAGTAATGAGCGACGCGCCGGCTAAATCGACGTCTTGGGACGGGGCCTACCTGCCCCCGGGTGCCTGTCTGCCGCTGATGGTGGTGGCGAATGCCGTTGCCGTGAGCCGCAAGGTGGCCCCGCTGCTGGTCTATCGGCGCCTGTGCGCGGCGGTCGCCGCTACGCCGCCGACGGTGGCGTTCGAGACGCGCAACGGGGAGGTCCTGATTCCGCGCGAAGAAGCGCTGCGGCTGTGCGCGGTCGGCCCGGCGGCGCCGCTGCGCACCAGCCGCACCCCCCCCCCCCCCCCCCCA